AACGACAAGATCTACAAGCCGACGCGTAACACACGCGGAAAGGGACAACAGCGAACGGATCCGTTGACCAAGGCAACGGTGGTGGGCGACCCTGATCTCCCAGGCGTCACCAAGGAAAGCCTGGTCGGCGCAAATTACGACCAATGGACCAAGGTGCAGGTTGGTACGACCAAGGACCGTGAGGGTCGAGACGTACCGCTGGAGCGGATGGTGATGGTCAAACGCACCGGGCGCCGCGGAAACCGGCCATACGAGGTGACTTATGACGAGGGCTGGGACAAGCACGCTGCCGCACTACGAGAAATGCGGAACCGTGTTATGACTCCGCAGCGAGAGGCCCTGCGCAGAGAGCGCTCGGTAACCGCTCTTGGGACCAAGGAAGCCCAACCGAAACCCAGCACCGGCCGCGTCAAGAAGCGCAGGCGCTCGGCAGCTCTACTAGGCCAAGAGGAATAATACATGTGTATGAATGTCAAAAGTCCAACGCCTCCGCCGCTGCCAGAAGCGCCGCCGCCTGATCCGAAACCGGTAGCGGAAGGTGTGAAAGCTGCGCGTGCGAAAGACAAGCAGACGGCCGCATACCGAGCCAACCAGGCTAAGGGCGCGTCCAAGTCTGCTGCATCCGGGCTATTGACGCCGGCCACCACTGCCCAGGGAACGGGGACCTTGATCGGTGGCTGAAACAGATCTCAGAGTCCGCCTGAACAAGCGCATGACAGAGCTTGAGAAGGACCGTTCCAGCTACATTGGTCACTGGAAGGAGCTTCAAGAGAACATCCTGCCGCGCCGCGGACGCTTCCTCGATACCGATCGGAATGACGGTACCAAGAGGCACAACAACATCATCGACAACAGCGGCACCCTGGCCGCTCGAACCCTTGCGTCTGGAATGATGGCCGGGCTAACGTCTCCGGCCCGGCCGTGGTTCCGCCTTGATACGCCTGACCCGGAAATGAAGCAGTACGGACCTGTCCGTGACTGGCTCTACGCCGTGGAGATCCGCCTTCGCGAGATCCTGGCACGCTCGAACTTATACAACACGCTGCACACCGTGTACAAAGAGATAGGCGTGTTTGGCACAGCACCTGCGAACATCATCACGGACTACGATGACGTGATTCGTGGATTCCCGATAACTGTCGGTTCGTACGCTCTTGGCCTTGGCGCTAATCTGCAGGTTGACACGATCTACCGTGACATCCCGATGACGGCAAAGATGGTAGTCGAGAAGTTTGGCCTTAAGCGCGTTAGCGCCTCGGTCAAACAGCAGTATGAGAACGGGAACTACAACCAACCGGTGACCGTTCGCCATGCACTCGAGCCAAACCTGGACGACCTTGGGTATGACGGGCCAGAGTCTGGGTTCGTGGCAGACAAACCGTGGCGCTCCGTATACTGGGAGAAGCGCGGTGACACGACCGACTACCCGATCTTGCAGCTCAATGGCTTCCAGGAGAAACCGTTCGTTGCCCCTCGTTGGGACGTGAACGGAACCGACACGTATGGAGCCTCACCTGGCATGGACGCCCTCGGTGATGTTGTTCAGTTGCAGACCATGCAGCGCTGGAAGGGTGAAGGCATTCACAAGCAGGTGCGTCCGCCAATGGTGGCACCGACCGCGTTGCGCCACACGCACAAAACTACCGTACCTGGCGGCGTAACCTATTACGACGGCCAGCAGGGCATGCGCGGATTCGAACCAGCGTTCAACGTACAATTCGACCTGCGCAACCTCATTGAAGACATCGCAGAGACTAAGCACCGCATCAGTCGTGCGTTCTACGAGGATCTGTTCCTCATGTTGGCGCGTTCCGATCGCCGTGAGATCACCGCTCGTGAGATCGAGGAGCGTCATGAAGAGAAGCTGATCATGCTTGGCCCGGTGCTTGAACGCCTGGAAGACGAGCTGCTTGATCCGGTTATAGATCGTGTCTTCCAGATCGCATTGCGCGCTGGCTTGGTCCCGCCTCCGCCGCCTGAGTTGGACGATCAGGACCTGAAGGTGGAGTACATCTCCATCCTGGCGCAAGCACAGAAGGCCATCGCCATAAACTCCCTGGAACGCACGGCCACCTACCTGGGTGGACTCGCGCAGATCCAAGCTGCCTCTGGTGAGGCGCCGGGTGTACTTGACAAGTTCAACTTCGACGAGGCTATCGAGGAGTACACCGACTCTATCGGTACCACCCCGAAGCTGATCCGTGAAGACGATGAAGTCGAGGAGATCCGCAAGGGTCGTGCTGAAGCCGCTGAGCAGCAGAAGCAGATGGCCATGATGGCTGAGTCCGCGAAGGCTGCCGCTGCAGCTGGATCGATCAAGACTGACGAGCGCAACGTGGTAGCTGACGCCGTGCAGCAGGTCACCGGTGTAGGTAACCAACCTGGTGTGGGTCAACCGCAGTGAGCGTTGATCACAACACAGAGCGGCGTCGCATCCAGGCGCTGATGAAAACTGAAGACGGCAGGGCCTGGGTGTGGGACCACCTGTCCATGTGTGGGGTGTTCCAATCATCCTACGCACCTGAACCAACTGACACCGCATTCAACGAAGGTCGCCGGTCTATCGGGCTCCGGCTAATTGCTGACCTTCACGAGCACGCCATGGCGTCCTATCAACTGATGGAACGCGAAGCGATAGCACGAGCACAAGACGAAAACGATGAGGTAGACAACGATGTGGCAGAAAATTCTTAACGATTCCATGTTTCCGCTTTTTGACGAAGAAGCCGGTGGCGAAGGCGACGGCGCCGGAGCTGCTGGTGGATCTTTGATTGGTGGAGTCGAGGAAGGTTCCGGGGCTGCAGGTGACGGCAATCCGGATGGAGGCGCTGCAGCCGACGACGCGGGCGGCGAAGGCGCAGGCGAAGGGCAGCCTGGTGATAAAGGCAAACCCAGTGAAGGTGAAGGCGAAGGCGAGGGCGACGGGGAAGAGGAGTACGAAGGCGCCCCAGAATCCTACGAAGACTTTGAAGTACCCGAAGGATTCAACATCAATCCCGAGGCCCTGGAATCTTTCCAGGAGTTCGCGAAGGAGTGGGACCTTAGCCAAGAGCACGCACAAGAGCTGGTTGACTTCCACGCGAAGGAAGTCAAGTCGATGATGGAAGATCAGCAGAAAGCCTGGACTGAAACCCGTGAAACGTGGGTCAAGGACGCTCGCAACGATGAGGAGTTCGGAGGCCAAGCCTTCAACGAGAACATGAAACACGTGGCCACTGCGGTCAACGAGTTCGGTTCCCCGGAGTTGCGTCAAGTCCTTAACCAGACCGGCCTGGGCGATCACCCAGAGTTGGTGCGTTTCTTCTACCGCGTTGGGAAGCTCGCTGGGGAGGGTAACTTCCACACCGGACAAGGTGGCTCTTCAGGCGAAACTGATCCCGCAAAAACCCTGTACCCTGATATGAACTGATCTAAACCGACCAAGGAGTAAACCATGGCGACTATCGGAAACAACAACCCTACCTACGCTGACGTAGCAAAGCGCTCTGACCCGGATGGTAAGGTTGGCACCATCGTTGAAATGCTCAACGAAGACAACGAAATCCTCAACGACGCCACTGTCGTAGAGGGCAACCTTCCCACTGGCCACCGTACCACTGTTCGTACCGGCCTCCCGTCCGCAACCTGGCGTAAGCTGAACTACGGTGTTGCGAAGTCGAAGTCTCAGACCGCGCAGGTCCAAGACTCCGCAGGCATGCTGGAAGCATACGCCGAAGTGGATAAGGCCCTGGCCGATCTGAACGGCAACACCTCCGCGTTCCGTCTGTCCGAGGACCGTGCGTTCCTGGAAGCAATGAACCAGGAGATGGCCTCCACCCTGTTCTACGGTGACACCGACGTGAACCCTGAGCGCTTCATGGGCCTGGCCCCGCGCTTCAACTCGCTGTCCGCCGAGAACGGCGTGAACATCATCTCTGGTGGTGGTTCCGGTTCTGACAACACCTCCATCTGGCTGATCAACTGGGACCCGAACGTGGCCCACTTGTTCTACCCGAAAGGTTCCAAGGCTGGCTGGCAGCACAAGGACCTGGGCGAGGACACCCTCGAGGATGGCGCAGGCGGCTACTACCAGGGCTACCGCACTCACTACAAGTGGGATCTCGGTTTCACCCTGCGTGACTGGCGCTATGTCGTTCGCATCGCGAACATCGACATCTCCGACCTGACCGCTGACAAGTCTGGCTCGTCTGCGGACCTGGTTGACCTGTTGATTCAGGCGCTGGAGCAGGTCAAGGGCATGCGTGGTCGTACCGTGTTCTACGCGAACCGTACCATCACCTCCTATCTGCGCCGTCAGATCCTGAACACCACCAACGTGCGTCTGAGCATGGAAGAGGTGTACGGTAAGAAGTCTGTCGCGATCGATGGTGTGCCCATCCGCAAGACCGACGCGCTTCTGAACACCGAAGCCACTGTCAGCTAACCCGTCCCCCTCCCCTTCGGGGGAGGGATCGTACAACTGATCAATATCTGGAGTTAAACCATGATCATCGATAAGGAACTTGAACTCTCGGACGGCCAGGCAATCACCGCTGACGCCGCTTCCACCAACGTAATCGACTTTGGCCAGGCCACCGATGTCGCACCCGGTGTACCGCTGCAGGTACGCTTCCAGGTCGACACCGCCCTGTCCGGTGGTTCTTTCTCGGCACTGACCGTCAACCTGCAGACCGACACCGTCGAGAACTTTGCCTCTCCCACCACTCTGCTGTCCTTCACTGCACCGAACGTAGCCGGCGACGACTACATCGTGAAGATCCCTGAAGGCTGCCAGCAGTACCTGCGTCTGCAATACGACGTGGACAACAACCCGACCGCGGGTGCAGTGTCTGCCTTCGTTGAAGTCTACCAGGCACCTGAAGGCAACATCGGTAACATTCCGGGCAACCTGTAATATAGGCAGCCTATAGCATGGTCAGCCCCTGCTGGGGCTGGCTACTCGGGAGAATAATATGGGCACTAAGGTAGTCGCCACACGACGGGGATACTACGGACAACTGCTTGAAGAAGGGCAACTCTTCGAGCTCGAAGACGAGAAGCACTTCAGCGAGCGCTGGATGCGCAAGTTCGACACAAAAGCCGACAAGGGCGTAAAAGCTGCACCGAGGCGTCGCGCACGCAAGACCTCAAAGGTCATCGAACAAAACCCTGAGACCCTGGCTGAGGCCGGTGAGCAGGGCGAAGACTGGACCTGAAACACTGGAGCGATAGATGGCAACGAAAGTAGACATTGTAAACCTCGCGCTCTCAGGCCTTGGGTCCAAGCAAACGATCCAAGACATCGAGAGTGATCAGAGTGTGGAGGCACGCACAGCACGTCTTCACTACAGTGTCGCGTTGCTCACTTGTCTCTCTTACGCTAATTGGTCGTTCGCAACCACCTGGGCTACCAGTGCGAAGCTTGCAGACGACCCGCCTGGTGACTGGGCGTACATGTACGCTCAGCCAGCCAACAACGTAAAGGTCATTGAGATCATCGACAGTCTGAACTCGCGTCGGAATCGTCCAGCGAAGTTCGTCAAAGCCAACCACAATGGCCAGATCGTGTACCTGACAGACACAGAGGCGCCGGTGTGGCGCTATGTGTTCAAGAACGAAAACCCGGCCACTTACACGCCGCAGTTCGTTGACGCCCTGGCAGCTCAGCTGTCCTCGCGGATGGCTATGCCGCTGACACGCAAGGTCGACTTGGTTAAAAGTGCGCAGGATACCTACGCACGACTGATCGAGATCGCTGATGCTGCAGACGCGAACGACCAGATGACCCTGGAAGAGCCGGACTTCACCGCCCCGTGGCTTGAAGCTCGTGGCTACGCTGACTCGTCACAACGGTTCTTGTACACCGATGCGGATGGCAACATCCAAGAGATGGTCGGGAAACTCTGATGAAAGTCGGACAGCCGTCGTTCACATCTGGCGAGATTGATCCCTCGCTGCACGCGCGTGCCGATCTGCCGTTGTATAAGACGGCGCTTGAAACGTGCCTGAATTACATCATCATGCCGCAGGGTGGGGCGCGTAACCGCACAGGGACCGCATACCGCGGCGCAACGCGTAACAACAACCAGGCACGCCTGGTTGCCTTCGCGTACAACGATGATGACTCGTATTTGCTGGAGTTTACCGAGTACCGTTTCCGCGTGTATCGCAACGGTTCTCAGGTACTCCTCCCAAGCACCCCCGCAGCTTGGGTCACAGCCACTGCTTATAGCTATGGTGATTTCGTGAGCAACGGCGGGACCAATTACAGTTGTCGCCTGGCACACACCTCAGCGGCAACCGATGAGCCTGGCGTTGGTGCAAACTGGGAAGACTACTGGATCGCCCTTGAAGACGACATCGTAGAACTATACCAGCCATTCACCTATGCCCAGCTACAGTACATGGACTACGACCAGAGTGCAGACACCCTGGTGCTCACGCACTCGTCCGCGTACCCGTTGAAGTTGACTCGCAGTGACCACCACGTGTGGGACCTAACAACGCCAGGCTACGCGCCGTCTACGGCAGCACCAACAGGGCTGTCCGGATCCGGTGGCACCGGTACGACCTACACCTATGTGGTTACGGCTGTGAACGCTGAAACCCTGGAAGAGTCCGTGGCTTCGGCCAGCACCACCATGGCCGAGGATGGCGGGACACTTACCTGGACAGACGTAGCCGGTGCCGGCAAGTACAACGTGTACAAGCAGGAGCAGGGCATCTTCGGGTTCATTGGCCAGTCCAGTGACGGGACGACCGGATTCACGGACGCAAAGTACATCGCGGAAACTGAAGACACGCCTCCAGTGGCGCGTGACCCATTCGCTTCTACGGCCAAATATCCTTCAGCTGTAGCCTGGCACGAGCAGCGCTTGTGCTTCGGTGGAGCAAACCCGCAACGCATAAACACCAGCCAGGTTGGAACCTACTTCAACTTTTCGGTGTCTGAGCCCGCCAGTGACGGCGATGCGTTGACGCTGGATGTCGTCACCAACAAGGTGGCTGACATCCGATACTTGATAAGCCAGATTGATCTGCTTGTGTTCACCGCAGGCGCGGAAGTCCGTGTGACCTCACACGACAGCGCGTTCGTGTTGGACAACCTAAGTCGTAAGACCCAGAGCGCATACGGGTGCCAGGCTGGGGTAAAGCCGCAGGTAGTTGGCGACAAAATTCTGTTTGTACAGCGCGGTGGTACCGCGGTGCGTGACTTTGCGTACAGCCTGGAAGCCGATAAATTCACCGGCGGTGACCTCAGCATCATCGCCAAACACTTGTTCAGCGAAACCTCGGTTGTACGCTGGGCGTATGTAAGTGAACCGGAGCCTATCGTGTGGATGGTTACCACGGCTGGCAAACTCATCGGCATGACCATCGCACCAGAACATGAGGTCCTGGCGTTCCACCAACACGAGTTAGCCGATGATGGCGTTGTTGAAGATGTAGTCACCGTCCCTGAAGGTGACACCACTGCGGTGTACTTTGTAGTGAAACGCACCAAGGTAGGCTCACCTGTAAGGTACATTGAGAAGCTGTCGACATGGGTTGGCGACCCTACCGAAGACGCCACATTCTTGGACTGTCATTCGACCGGCACCATTACTGGTTCCAAGATCATCAACCTTGACCACCTGGAGGCCAAGAACGTCACTGCGTTAATCGACGGTGACGTTGTGTCGAACTTGAACGTGGCAAGCGGGGAGGTCACGCTGCCACGCACATACACCAACGCGAAAGCCTGTGTAGGCCTGCCGTATGTGTCGCGCTTGAAGACGTTAGAGCCGCCTATCCAGGACGCCTATGGCAACGAGATGTCGGTGTCGCGCCTACAGCTCCGCGTGCTCAAGACACGTGGCATTTGGGCTGGCCCAGACGAAGACAACATGACCGAGTATCCTACCAGGCTCTATGAAGACTGGGGTGACCCGGCTACTACGCACACCGGCGTCATTGAGATCGTAATCGAGCCGACGTGGAGCGGCCGCGGCAAGGTAGTTGTGGAACAGCCAGACCCGCTACCGTCGTTTATTTTGGCGCTGGTGCCAGATGTCGAAACCGGGGGTTAAGTTAGCAAGGGCAGAGGCCTCTGATGTGCTACACATCGTGCACAACCTGCGCGACGAGGATGCCGCAGAGGTGGCAGCGTCACACGGCCGCAACGCAGAGAGCTTGATCCTGCGTGCTGTAGAACAACACGAGACAACGGTTGCACGCTGTTACGGTGAGCCGATCGCCATGTGGGGAGTGGTTCCCGGCCCAATCCTGGTTGGCGGTGGTGTGCCCTGGTTGCTTGGCACTGACAAGATAGTTGAACACCAGGTGCAGCTGTTACGCGAAAGCCGACCTTGGGTGCAGGACGCACTGGCAGAGTATAAGTACCTCGAGAACTACGTTGACGATCGCAACGAGACCTCAAAGCGGTGGCTTAAGTGGTTGGGCTTCGAGTTTGATGAACCTGAAAAGTACGGCGTCGAGAACAGACTTTTCCGCCGTTTCTACACCGGAGAATTGTGATGTGCGGACCAGCGTTAGCTGTAGCAAGTTTGGTGATGACAGGCATGGGGGCTATACAGCAGTTCCAAGCTGCGAACGCCCAGGCTGAATACGCAGAGGCAGTACAGCGCAATAATGACATCATGGCCGATCGCGCGAAGAAGGACGCGATCAAACGTGGCAAGCGCGAAGAGACACTGCGTCGCATGCAGATCAAACAGGATGTTGGCACTGCCAGGTCAAAGCTGGCTGGTGGTGGATTCGACGTCAACACAGGCAGCGCCCTGACTCGACAGAGCGACATCACGGCAATGGGTGGTGTAGAGGCGCTGACCATACGCAACAACGCGCAACGTGAAGCCTACGGCATCGGTGTTGATAACTACCGCGAGCGGGCGGCTACGCGCAGTCAGGTTGCGGCGTCGAAGAACAGAGCAACAAGTTCGCTTATCTCCGGGGCGTCTAGCGTCGCCAGCGGAGCGTACAACTACTTCGGGTAACAACGATGGCAATCCGTATCCCCCAAGTACAACAACGTGGCCTACCGTCAACCACCGGCGTGCGCACACCAAGTGCTGATGCGTTCGGTGCAGGTGTAGGGAGCGCGCTACAGGGCGCCGGCAATGAGCTGATGAAGATCGCCCTGGATGAGCGCAACCGCGAAGACGAGACCAGGGCACGCGAAGCGGACACGCTGTACACCCGTAAGCTGAACGATCTTAAGCGCGGGTACTCGCAACAGAATGGCAAGGTTGCTTTCGAGTCTCAGGAGGACTACCAGAAGGCAGTCGACGAAATCCGGCGCGAGGCGATGGACGGTCTAGCGAACGACCGCCAGCGCACAATGTTCTCACCCCTGGCTGACCGCAAGCATGGTGAGGCCATCGAGTTCGGTAAAACCTACGCTAGCAAGGCGCTGAAGGAGTGGGAGATCGGTGAACTGACAGCCCAGGGTGAGATGCACCTTGAGTCTGCTGCGAGTTCATACGGAACACCTGAAGGCGAACAAGAGATGCAGGCCCTGATGGAAAACATCGAGGACCTGGGTGAACGCTCAGGCTGGGCACCTGACGTCATAGCGTTGCAAAAACAGAAGATGACCAGCTCTGCTGTTACGAAGAAGATCGACAGCATGCTCGAGTCAAACCCGTACGCAGCGCAGCAGATGTTCAAGGACAACCGTGACAAGTTGACCATGGGCGACGCAGCGAAGCTGGACAACAAGGTCCAGACGTACGTCGACAAACGTGCGGCATTCGACCAGGCAGATCGCATCCTGGCAGAAACTGATGGCGATGCTACGGCAGCGTGGGAAGCAACAAAGGACATCCAGGACCCAGAGCGCCGCTCAGCTGTGCAGCGCCTGGTGAAAGAAGACATCCGCATGCGCGACATCATCGAGAAGGACGCGAAGCGGCGCCTGGCTGATGCAGAGTGGAACAAGATCCTGCAGAGTGAGCGCCCATCCATGCGCGACCTGCCTGTACCTGGGACAGTTGACCCGGCCGTGTACATTTCCATGGAGAAGTACATCAAGCACAAGCAGGAGAACCCTGGCCGCGACATCAAGACCAACGACGTCCTGATGAACAAGCTGCTGCTGATGGACCGTGATGAGCTTAACGGCGTAGACCTGAACCAACACCAGCACGAGCTGTCCCCGACGGACCTCGGTAAGCTGAAGAAGTTGCAGAGCGGTGACCCGGAAGAGGTGCGCATCCAGACCACCATGTCTGAATTGTACAAGCGCGGATTGGCCGGGGTCGGCATCAACCACAAGAAGGCACCCAAGCGCGCCGCTGAGTTTAAGAGCGACGTTGACCTCGCGCTCCAGGAAGCCACCGAGGCCAAAGGCAACAAACTCAACGCAGCTGAGCAGAGCAAGATCGTCAACGAAGTGGTGTACCGCCACAAGACGAAGATCAAGCAAGGCGGCTGGTGGCCGTTCGACGAAGAAATCACCCTGGCCGAGTTCAAGAAACAGCTCCCAGTGGATGCGAACGGCAACACCCTTGCGGACGATGAGATAATGGCCATCGTTGATGCCATTGAAGCAGAAGACATGGTGGCAACCCCAGAGCGGGTTATCACGTACCTGAAGAAACGCTATACGAGGTAGTTTCAATGCCCCTTGACTATAGTGACCTGCGGAGCGATCTGGGCCTCGACACGGAGCAACCCACTCTCTCTGACACGATCAAGTCAACACCAGACTTCAGCCCGGAACAGCATGGCCAGGACCTAGAGCTTGGCCGCAAGCTGAACCTGCCGGCAGAAGTTGTACGTGACAACCGCGACCAGGCAAAGCTGGACGTACAGTTCGTTGATACTCCTGAAGAGGACATCAAGCAGTCTGCTGGCGTCCTGTATAAGCGACTCCGCGAAGATCCCGACTTCGCCGTCCTGACCAAGGACGACATCGCAGCCATGAAGAGTGTCACCGAACAGGCCGGCCACTGGGACAAGTGGGTTGGCCGCCAAGGCGGCATGCTGCAGAAGCAGCTCGGCGGCACCCAGACCTTCGGCGGTATCGCCGGCATGATCACTGACATACCCCTGGCAGGCTTGGCCGAGATCACCGGCGAAAGCGATGCCATGAAGGAACATCGCTCTGCGGCCTTTGCAGAGATGATCCAATCTGGTGTGCGCAACGTACGTGAAGGTCAGAAACTCCTGCAAGAAAACGCAGCTAACGCAGAGCCAGGCAGCCTCCACGAGCTTGCCACTGACGTAGCCGATGCACTCCCTCAATTCGCTGTGATGCTGGGCATGGGCATGACCATGGGTCCGGCGGGCAGCGCCGCCGCCTTTATCCCAAACTCTCTTGGTACCTTCGGTGAATCGATCGCTGAGGGAGAAGATCCAATCGGCGCATGGCGCGATGCCGGCGTGAACTTTGCCACTGAGTACCTGCCCGAACGTATCCCTCTCAAGATCTATCTCGGCCCGAAGGGTGGCAAGAGCCTCCTCAAGCGTGGGGTTGAAGGCACCATCGCAGAGGGACTGACAGAAGGCCTGACAAACATCTTGCAGTCTATGTGGGATGCTGGCACCGTCGACGAGAATGCAACTGTTGGTGATGCAATCGCTGTCCTGTTCAACTCCGAGATGTGGGCTAACACCTGGCGGGCTATGAAGGCCGGTGGCGTCCTGGGCGCTGGCGGCGCGGTGGTCACCCATCCGTTTGACCCGGAGGTCAAGCAGGAGAAAGCCAACCGCATCATCCAGGAGGGCATCCAGGAGGCAGAGTCCGCAGAGAACACTGTCGAGCAGCTGAAGCAGCTGGGGCAGAAAGTCCAGCAGACAAAGTTGTTCGGTCGCAACCGTGAGATCCTGGGCGAGTTCATCGAGGAAGCCTCGGACAGCAAGAACATCTATGTCGACTCCGCAGGCATCAGTGAAGTCTACCTGCAGCTTGGCCAGGAAGCTGGCGACCAGCTGTTGCGTGACATGGGCATCGATCAACAGGTCGAGGAGCTGAACGCGACCAACGGCGACTTCGTGATGCCGTTGCGTAACTTCGCCAAGATCATGGACAACCCGTCGTTCGAGCAGCTGTTGCCGCACATGCGCAAGACCGCAGGTGAGCCTACCCTTAACGAGGTGCAAACCCGCCAGGCTGAGATCCAGGCAGAAGCGGACAACATCATCACTGAGATCGGTGAAGACTCCGACACCTACGCCAGCGCTGAGCGAGTGCGTATGTCGATCCAGACCGACCTTGAGCAGACCGGGATGTCTCCGGAAGACGCAGCCGCCAACGCGCTGTTGCACCGGAACTTCGCCCTGGTTGCATCTAAGTGGACCGGCCTCTCCCCTGAAGAGGCGCACGGCGGCGTACGAGTGGAGCGTGCCGTACAGACCGAAGAAGACACCCCGACCGACGACGGCACCGTCCTCACATCTACTGAAGCCGCAGAGGTCGCGGCTGACCTGGGTTTGGCTCAACAGACCAAGTTGAACGACACCATCTCGCGCTTACCTGCGTCCCTGCGCGAAGAGATCGACTACGTCAACACCGGCTTCGAAGACGGTCCAGACCTAGCCGACGCCTTCGAGGATGTCCTCGATCGCGTAGAGTCTGGCGACTTCGAAGTGAACCACCGCCAGCGCCGGGCACTGCGCGAGGCTGCCATCGAGATGGGCATCTACCGCCCCATCAGCGAAGAAGAGCTGGCGCGTACCGATGTGGTATCGCCTGGCGGCGCGGCAGGGAAGGCGTACGACTTCGTACACAACAAACAGAAATACGTCTTCAACAAGCACATCAAAGATGTACCCGCAGCAGCCGATGAAGAGATCGAGTTCGACGAGCTTGAACTGGATGAGATCACCCTGGCGCAGAGTGCATCCGTGCGCCGCGGCAATGAGACCCTGAAGAAGTGGGGACTGAATCCTGGCCAGCGCTACCGCACCCGCGAAGTAGCTATCGCCCTGGAAGCCCGCCAGGCCGCGAAGTACGGTCGCATTGGACTCAAGGACCACAGCACTGAAGCCGAGAGCAAGATTGCCAGGTGGATGGCTGAAGAAGTTAAGTTCGAGCTAGAGCATCCGGAGACCTCCGGTGTCGGCTGGTACAGCGAGAAGTGGCAGAACGCCATCAGCAAGTTCGCGAAGATCTACCCAGAGCTGGGTAGTGACCAGGACGCCAGGAACATGTTCACGCTGTTCATGGCCATCACCTCTGACGGCCAGCGCGTGTACAACAACTTCAACCTGGCAACCAGGCTGTACAGCGAGTACCGCACGGATGGTCGTCTTGATGAAGGATTCAACAGCGGTGGTAAGTCCAACGCATCCATGGTTGGGAACATCAAGCTGATCAACAGGCTCCTGGCCGAGAAGTCTCCCGCTGAGATCCACACGTGGCTCCTTGAAGAGCACACCGTCAAGGACCTGAACGCCATGGCCAGGGCTGAGGGCATTAAGTTCAGCTCTGGTTACCTGTCAGATGTCAAGCTGCCACGTGCAGCTGTGATGCTGGGTCCGAAGCTGGGCGCCTTCTATGCCAACCTGATGGGCAGCCACGGCTACCTGACCATGGACTTGTGGTGGACGCGTACCTTCAACCGCTATCGTGGACAGATGACCGAGCGCCCGACCGAACAGGGCATCGCTCGGTACCGTAAACTGCTGGATGAGGCAGGCATCGATGTCGCTGAGTACAGCGACGAGGACGTGCTGCTAACCACGATCACTTACGCCAGGACCTACAAGGCGAAGAACTACAAGAACGGTAGCGAGATCGAGCGTGCGGCCAATACCTTGTACAAGGCAGCATACGAAAACATCCGCCAGGCGCCGGAGAACGCGTCTGACCGGTCATTCATGCTCGCCGCCACCAGGCGTGCCCAGAAGAACCTGAAGCGCAGCGGTGTGGACCTGTCCATCGCTGACCTGCAGGCCATCCTGTGGTATTACGAGAAGCGCCTGTACGGTGAGCTTGGTGCCAGACAGACCGATGACATCAGCTACGAAGAAGCAGCTGAGCGCGTCGTCAACGAAACAGCAGAACTGAACACTGAAACGATCGAGGGACCGGAAGGTCAGATCTTCGAGCTGCCAGGTGACGCAGGATTGAACCTGGAAGTCGCACCTGACCCGCACGACATCAACCTGGACTCTGCTTTCGCAGAACTGTCGTATCAGAACCGCCTAGATGCCACTGTGGAAGTGGCCAATGCAACCGTTGAGAAGGTTGTGGCGGACATGGGTCTCCCCGAGGTGTCCATTGAGTACACTGCAGGGGGCTACCTCGACCGTGTAAACCCGAGCATGGTCATTCGTTCTCCAGGTCTCAGTCAGGACGACCTGGTCGACCTTGGCCGGGTCCTGGGGGACATTTTTTCACAAGATTCCGTGGTTGTGTATGACGAGAGCAACACTAACCCGGAGACTTCGGTCAATCACGTACGCATCGCTGGATCTCGTGAGCTCTCCGGGGCCGAACAGCAAAAGGTGTACGATCACTTGCGTACCGCCGTGGGCGGCGTAGAGGGCTTCGCAAGCCGTCAGGGCGCCATGGTGATTGGCGACTTCACCGGCATCGGTGAAACATTCCTGGACGACATCAAGGCCGCCCTGGAAACACTGGATCTGGATGTCAGCCTGAGTCTGAGCCAGAAATCATTCACAAGTAGCCTGGAGGACATCAATCGTGGCCAAGGTGAGCGTGCACAAATTGAAGAAGGGCGAGACGTTCTTCGGAGGCGGTCAGGGAATCCAGATGCGGAGCTTGACTCGTATCGGCGGGACGCAGAAAGGATCCTCCGGCAGCGTCTCCAGACGACCTACGGGCAACCGGTTGCCGCTCAGCCGGTAGATCACCCGAGTATCTCTCGCGACAGCCAGGGCGTCCTGCGTGTCGACAAGGAGGGTATGGTCCCGCTGACCCACTGGTCACAACAGGAAGAGCTCAGCACGATCTCCCCTGAAGCCGCTGGTACCGGTGTTGACGCCCTGCGCCGCCGGAGCAACCAGGGGCGCCAGCGCGTCACCTACTGGGGCCTGCCTGGCTACCGTGTTGAGTCCGGGGTAATAACCCTGGCAAAGAGTCGCTACTTCACCCGTGTGAAGCCTGAGAGTCTGTACCACATCTCTGAGGATCCGGACGGCATCTACGATCGCCTGAAGGCGGAGAACCCTAAAGCGTACCAGCACCAGCTACAGGCCATGTATGAGCAGGCCATCGAGGACGCAGGGTACATGGGCTACTGGGGACAGCAGGGTAACAACGGCCCGGTCGCAGCGCTGTTCCGCCCGATCGAGGTTGACCAGCCGTATCACACCCACGTCAAGCACAAGGACAAGCACTCGTGGGTGGCAGGGTACGACCCAGAAGGTAACCACCTGGATGACATGGTCCTTGGTCAGCCAGCTTGGCACGGTAGCGCAAGCGAGTTCGATAGCTTCAGCCTGGAATTCCTCGGCACTGGTGAAGGTGCACAGGCCTACGGGTGGGGGCTGTACTTTGCGGAAGAGCAGGAGGTCGCTAACTGGTACAAGGAAAAGCTGACCGAGTACGGAGACGAGGAAGGTCGCCTGTACCGCGTAGACATCGATGTCTTAGAAGACCAGATGCTGATGTGGGACCGCCCCTTGGCTGCTCAGAGCGAGCAGGTGCAACGTGTTGTCGAAGAGGCACAGCTTGGCGTCTACACCCACGAAGGGCAGACCGGTGCCTGGACAAGCCTGGAGAACATGAAGGCTGCCGCACGCTTTGGCCGCTGGAACCTGGACAAGAACAAGGTCAAGCACGTTACGCCAAGCACAGGCCGTCACGTGTACGAGGCCCTGAAGAGCCGCATCGGCAGCGACAAAGACGCAAGCCTGTGGTTGGCGGAGCGTGGCATCTTAGCCATCAAGTACAAGGACGGCATGAGCCGCACCCGTACCGATCGCTGGACCATCGATGACTCCGCCCTTGTTGGCGACCAGGCTGCAAGCGGTGAGCTTGCTGCTGTCCTTGAGCGTGCCAACCTGGAGAACGAAGGGTCCGTGCGCAGTCGCCGCATCGATAGCGTAGGCAAGCTGCGTGCGTTCGTGCGCGCCAAGGCGCCGAACCTGATTGACGAGTTCAACACCCTGGTTGCTGCCGACTTGATCCGCAGCGAAGACAACGCCGCCTACAACTACGTCGTGTTCGACGCCAGCAAGGTGAGCATCACTGATTACGAGCAGAGCAAGGACCGTCTGCGCGGCAACATCCGCTTCACCCGTGGTGGTGGCCAACAGGCAGTTATTCGTCTTTTCGAAGAAGCTGACATGTCCACCTTCATCCACGAGAGTGGCCACTTCTTCCTGGAGCGCATGCGTACCCTGGCTGACGCCTCCCCGGAGGCTGCCAGGGAGCTGGACAAAATAGTCAAGTGGATGGGCGTTTCTCACCCTGGTGACATCGGTGTCTACCAACACGAGATGTTCGCGCGCGCATTCGAGGGGTACCTGCGGGAAGGCAAGGCGCCTATCCCTGAGCTGCGTTCAGTGTTCCAGCGTTTCCGTGAGTGGCTGACCAACCTGTACAGCGACGTGAAGGCCCTGGATGTGGACATCACTGAGGACATCCGTGAGGTGTTCGACGTGCTGCTCACCGTTGACACCGTGTACGCGCAATCTGAGCGCGACCTGGCAACAGATCCGCTGTTCGAGGACATGGAACAGGCCGGCATGAACGAGGCCGAGTGGAAGGACTACATAGAGAAAGTTCAGACCTCTCGCGAGATCAGCCGTGCGAAGCTGGATTCAGAGATGGTGAAGGACGAGATGCGCAAGCAGTCGGCTGACTTCAACCGCAAGGTGGCAGCTGCGCGCGAGGAGATCACTGATCAGCTGGTTGGCAACCGCACATACACGGCGCGTAAGTTTCTACAGACTGGAGAAGGCTTCGAGTACAAGCCGTTCAAGTTGAACCGTGAGCAGGTAATCCGCGACTACGGTGAGGACATTCTGCTGACCCTGCCACGCGGCAAGAACTCCATCCTGGCTGACGACGGCATGGACCTGGATGCGGCTGCTGAGTTGCTTGGCTACGGTTCCGGCGACCAGCTCATCAAGGACCAGGCCGAGTACGGTGACATCAGCCGAGAAGCGCTGAAGCGCGCACGCGCCCAGGTGGAGCAAGAGATGGGCTTCACGCCGAAGGACCAGGAAAGCGTGAAGGCGGCAGCGCAGGAAGCACTGATGAACCGTGACCGTGCGGATGTTGTGTACCAGGAGCTGCGAACCCTGGACCGCCTGACCGGTGGTGTTGGCATACCTCGCAAGATGCTGAAGCGACAAGCACAGCGTCTCATCGGCGAGATGACCATCGGAGAGCTGCGCCCGAGTCAGTATCTCAACGCATCAATCCGCAAGGCGCGCGATGCTGGCCGATACCTGCGTGCGGGTGATACCGCCAACGCCGCGAAGGCGAAGCGTGCACAGATCCTGAACCACCTGATGTACATCCAGGCTCGCGACGCACGCAACAAGTCCGAGAGCCAGCGGAGGTATTTCAAGAAGTTCCTGCGTCCTGGCGTGCAGAAGAACATCGACAACACATACCTCGATCAGATCTTCAACCTGCTCGAGAACTTCGACTTCAAGGTGGCAACAAGGAAGGAACGTGAGAAGCGAAAAGCACTTGCACAATTCGTTGCGGAAAAGATGGCGGCAGGCGAAGAGGTTCTGGTCCCACCGGGCATCATCGAGCAATCTGGTCGCCGCAACTTCAAGGACCTTACGGTCAACGAGCTGCGTGATCTACAGGACTGGGTCAAGAATCTCGAGCACCTGGGTCGACTGAAGTCGAAGTTGATCGGCGCCAAAACCGCACGCGAATTCCAGGAAGCCAAGAACGAGATAATCGCCAGCCTGCGCGCGAACAACAAGTGGCATGACCCTGTGCCGGATCGCCGTCGCGACATCGCGAACCGCACCAAGCGCTACGTGAAGCAGGCGTACGCGCACCTGCTTAACATGGAGTTCGCCTTCATGAAGCTGGACGGCGATAAGCGCGGCGTCATGTTCGACACCCTGTTCCGCCCGATCAGCGAGGCGCAGGACGTCCTGGCCGTTCGCAAGATGGAGGTTACGCAAGACCTGAAAGAGATGAACACCAGGCACGGTATCACTGCCAGGGGGTTGAAGAAGAAGACCTACATCGAAGAGATCGACGAGAGCTTGACCAAAGAAGAGATCCTGTCCCTGGCCTTGAACTGGGGCAACGAACTCAACCGCCAGCGCGTACTGTCTGGCGGCCTGGCGAAAGACGGCAGCGTGTGGAACGAGGGGCAAATCGAGTCTATCCTGGCCAAGCTGAGTAAAGAGGAATGGAACTGGGTACAAGAGACCTGGGACTATATCAACAATGAGTTCTGGCCTGATATAGCAGATCTCGAGAAAGAGCTGTCAGGTGTTCCACCTGATAAGGTTGAGCCGATGGAGGTGAACACCCCGTACGGTAAACTGAAGGGCGGGTACTACCCGTTGAAGTACGACGGGGATCTGAGCGAGGTGGCCTACAAGTACGACGAGAAGGCCAGCGTGCAGGAGATGTTCGGCGGCAACTGGGCGCGTGCAGCAACCCGCCGTGGCCACACCGAGAAGCGTGTTGAGAACCTGGAACGTGCCATCCGCCTGGACCTGGGTGTCCTGGACCAGCACATCAGCGAGGTGTTGCTTGACCTGACTCACCGCAAGCCAGTTATGGATGCAGTGAAGATTATCAACGACCCTGAGATACAGCAGGCGATCAAGGCCACCGGCGGCAACGAGATGTACCGCTTGATCAACCCCTGGTTGCAGTGGGTCTCAGGCAGCTACAAGTCGAAGCCTGCCATGTCGTTCGCTGATGCTTTCTTCCGGCACCTGCGTATCGGCACCAGTGTTGTCGGCATCGGCTTCCGTGTAAGCACCGCGCTGATCAACTTCACCGGTATCTTCCCGGCGTTTGCTGAACTGCGCAACCCAACGCTGATTCCGAAGCACGCTGCGTACGTCGCCAAGAACCCAATTAAGACATGGGAGTTTATCACCGAGCGCTCTGAGATGATGAAGACGCGGTCTAAGGTGTTTGACCGCGAAGCGTCGGAACAGCTGAAGAAGCCAAACGTCAACATCGCGATCTGGTACAGCCTGATCGCCAAGGTCGACCAGATGGTCACGATGACAACCTGGATGGCTGCCTATGAGAAAGGCATGGCAGACAACATGAACGACGAGGCTAAGGCGATCACGTATGCCGACAGTGTCGTGCGCACCACACAGTCTTCGTCTCGTGCTGCTGACCTGTCGCGCATCCAGCGCTCTGACAGCGAGCTGAATAAGCTGGTCACCGTGTTCTACAGCTACTTCAACATGGTGTTCAACCGTCTCGGCCTCGCCGGTCGAAAGATCGCAAAGGGTGACGTGATCGGCTTCACTGGTGATGTCCTGGCTGTAGTCATCCTGCCGGCTATCATAGGCGAACTGATCGCAGGCCGCGGCCCGGATGAGGAAGACGAGGATGAGTCAACTGTAGGGTGGGCGGCGAAGTCTGTACTCAGCTACACGACTGGCACCATCCCGATTCTGCGTGACATCGCACAACCGTTCATCAGCGGCTTCCAGGCCAAGCCCACTCCCCTGGCTGGCTTCTATGACAACGTGTCACACATCGCAGGTAAACTGAACAGCGAAGAAGGGGTTGAGCCTGCTGACTTGCGCAAGCCTGTCGTGAACGTGGTTGGCTATCTCGGACACCTACCAGCTGGGCAGGTTAATAAAACACTCGACTACCTCCTGGATGAGTACCCGGAAGGCGAGGAATCTTTCAACGCATGGCATGCCCTGATGGGCAAACCGAAGGAGTAAGCAATGACTGTTGCAAGTAACGTCAACAAGAGCGGACCCTACGAAGGCGACGGTGCCAACACCTCCTTCACCTACGGGTTCAAGATTTTCGACAAGAGCGAACTGCGGGTTGTCCACACTGATGCCGATGGGGTAGAAACAGATCTCGTCGTCGACGTTGACTACACCGTCAACAACGTAGGCTCAGCCCCGCCGGGGAACACTATTGACTACCCGGTATCCGGGTCACCGCTTCCATCCGGGGAGTACCTCACCATCGTCCGGGACATGCTGTTCACCCAGGCTGTTGACCTGGAGAACCAGGGTGGCTATTACCCGGAGGTTGTGGAGAAGATGGTCGACCGCAACGTGATGCGGTTGCAACAGCTTAAGGAGGCAGTGGACCGCGCTGTAAAGGTCGACGTGTCCTCTGACACAGACCCTGATGACCTCATCGACAACCTGGAAGCCTCTGAGGCTGCAGCAGTAGCCAGCGCCGCCGCTGCCGCAGCCTCTGCAGCCGCTGCAGCTAACACGTACGGGTACCTGAACGAGGTTAGCCTGGACGAATACGGCGTGGCCAAGGATGGTGTGACTGACGACACGGCCGCCATCACCTCCGCAATGGTTGCACGTGCCGCAGCCAATGCCACCCTGGTTGTGCCGCCAGGTTCATACCTATACAACGGAACCGTTTACACCGTAGACGATACCTTCCGGTGGATGGACTCCGCCTTCAGCGTCGGTGTGAACCCAATTAGCAGCGCCCAGAATTCGAAC